CCCCCAGCCTCTCCCGCAAGCGCGCCAGAGCCGCGGCGCCCAATGGCGCCACCGCCCCGCCCTCGGTTCCAATCATCCCCGCCAGTGCCGCGGCAAGCTCCACCGGCGTCGCCGCCCAGAAGCGATCCGGGCTCCAGCCGAGCCGCCCGGTCGCTACCCGCGCCGCCGCCCGCGCCAGGGTCCCGAAATCAGCGCTCATCCGCCCCCCGGAACACCGCCGCCAGCAGCGCGCGATAGGCCGGCAGCAGCCGCTCCAGCCCCGCCCCGGGCAACAGGGCGCGGAACCGCGCACGATCGGCGATCCCGTCCTGGCAATGCCAGAACAGCGCCTCGATCGCCTCCAGGCGCACGTCGCCCGCGGCCGCCTGCTCCAGCAGCGCGACCAGGCTGCCGGCCTCGCCCTCGGCTGCCACCAGCCGCTCGAAGCTCGGTCGCAGCCGAAGCGCTTCACCCCCCAGCTCCAACGCCGTCTCGCCGCGCAGCGGATTGGCCGGACGCGCCGCGCTCACAGGGCCTCAACCGGCCCGGCGCTCTCCAGCGCCAGCGTGTAGCTTCGCTCGCCGTTGAAATCCCCGGCATAGTCCAGCCGCGTCACCTGAAAGGCGCCGCGCAACGCCTCGCCACTCTCGAAGCGCACCTCGAACCGGGCCGACGTGCCCCCCAGCACCAGCGCCTTCGCCTGCAGCTCCGCCGCCGATCCCGTGAACACCCCCGCCCCCGAAACCGAGACCGAGCGGATGCCGCCGGCCGGCAGCAGCTCGCGCCACCCGCCGGAGTCCTTGTTCGTCACCACCACCGGCTCCGCCGACAGCGAAATCTGGGTCGTCCTGAGCCCGGCCAGCGTCCGGAACGTTTCGGGCTCGCCGCCATCGCTCAACCGCAGCAGGAACGCCGCGCCGCTTTCGATCGCCATCCTCAGTCCTCCATCACCACCAGAGCCCGGAATTCCATCAGACCCTGCGTCCAGCGCTGCCCGCCGGGCTTCACCGCCGCCTTCACCAGCTGCACCACCAGCATCCGCCCCCCGGGCAGCAGCCGGTCCATGGCCAGCACCGCGTCGATGGCGCCTGCCATCAGCGCCTTCGCCGGCGCCACGCCGTCGCGCGCGTCCCACAGGTTCACCTGGAACCGGTGCTCGGCGGTCCCGCCGCCCTGCCAGGAGCGGAGCGTCACCGTCTCGGCCCCCAGCGTCAGATAGGGCGGCCGCGCATCCGCGGGCGGCCCGTCGAACACCGGCACGCCCGCCAGCGCGGGCGCCGCGGCCAGCGCGTCGCGAATCCGTTGCTGCATCAGCACGCTCGCCTGCATCGCCATTCTCCCCTGTTGCCTTCCGGGACGGGGCCCCTCATGCCCCCTGCTGGCGCGCCAGCAGCACCAGCCGGTCCGGCCGCGCCGGATCGGCCTCGATTCCCTCCAGCCGCAACACCAGGCCCCGCCAGCGCAACCGCATATCCAGGCTCACCGCCGGTCCCGCCCTGACCGTCACCCGCCAGCGCCGATCGCTGATTCGTGTCTCGCCCAGGGGTCCCGAGGGATCGATCCGGTCCAGCGGCTCCACGAGCGCCCAGCGCGTGCAAAGCGTTCGCCAGTCGGGCTGGCCCATCGCGCCGGCCCCCTCACGCGCCTCGATCGTCACCCGCTCCGATAGCCGCCCGGAAAGCTCGTGCATCGCCGCCCCCTCAGCCCAGCCGCCTGACGCGCAGGGGCGCCAGCAGCCGCATCGCCGCCGCGGGCAGTCCGCCATCCTCGATCGCGTCTCGATGCTGGAAGAAATGCGCGGCGGTCCGCACCACCGCCAGCCGCGCCGTCTCCGGCATGCCCGTCCAGTCCACGCCCATGCCCGCCACGTAGGAAAGGTCCACCGCCGCACCGTCCGCCACGCCATCGAAGAGCGCCGTCCCTTGGCCCTGCGCGCCGGTCACCAGAGTCACCGTCAACAACGTCCCGCCGTCCGCCAGCGCCGCCGTCACCGGACCCGTCACCGGCCCGTGCCGCAGCCGAACCGACCCGTCCCGCACCAGCCGCCGCTCCGTCGCCACCCGCGCGACCAGCCAGCGCCCCAGCTCGGCTTCCACCGCCTCGGTCGCCGCCCGCACCAGCCATGCCAGCAGCGCATCCTCCTCCGGCTCCTCCAGCCGCAGCCACGCTTTCAGCTCCTCCAGCAACACCGCCGGCACGCCGGGCACCGCCGCCATCACCGCTGCTCCACGCGCAGCACGAGCGAGCGCTCGTCAGCAAGCCCGTCCGAGAAGCGCACCAGGTTCGCGACCCGATAGACGAGCCCGGGAACCCCACCCCCCAACCGCACCTCGGTCCGCTCGGCGCCATGCACCGCCCCGCTCACCGCGAGCCCGGCGGGCTCCGCCCGCCAGTCGCTTTCCACCACGGTGCGCACGCCCGCGCAACGCGCCGTCCAGTCCACCGCATAGTCCAGCACGGACTCCGGATCCTTCAGGAACATGTCCCGCCTCCCGTTCAGATCGCCCTCAGACCGGGCCGCCGATCTCGACTGTCCACGAGCCGATGGAGACGGTCTCCCCCGCGCTCAGCGCCTGATCGGGGCAGGTCGTCACATAAAGCAGCCGGGATGTAGCCTCGGCCAGCAGCGCCACATGGTCCGCCGTCCCCGTGCCGGTCACCGCCACCGCCGGCTTGGCCGCGATCGCCACCTGCCGTCCGGCGCCCGCATCGGAAAGGGCGAAATCCCCCGGCGCCAGCACCGCCGAAGCCAGCGCGCCTTCCACTGCCGCCGCATAGTCCGCCGGCTGCCCCGTCACCGCCACCATCCGGTCCGCGCCGGCGATCCGCGCCAGCGCTGCATCCAGCACATCCCCCGCCACCCACTTCGCCATCGTCGCCGCTCCTTGCCAACGACCCCTCAACGAGGCCGGATCACCCGTTCACCGCCGTCCACCGCCAGCGTCCGCGAATCCGGAGCGCCGCCCACCGGCGCATCGGGCGGCGGCTCCACCGTCAGCGGCGGAACCGTGCCGTCCATCGTCGATCGGCTCCGCGCCGCCGCCAGCAGCGGCACCGCCGCCATCGCCACCACCGTGCTCGAAACCGCATGATCGCCACCCACGGGGGCCAGCGACGGGGACCCGAGCGGCGCCTCGAAGGCCCCCGCCGCCGGCGCCATCGGCCGGGCCATGCCCGCCAGGTCCACGTCGATGCTGCACGCCCCGCCCCGCTCGATGAGCGGGCTCGGCGCCTGCGGCCGATAATCGCCATAGCCAGGGCCAACCCCGTCCTCGCCCAGCGGAACCCCGAGCAATCCCCAGTTGCACCGGTCGTCCACGAAGTTCGCCGCCGCCGCGGTCCCGGAGCCCGGCGCCACCGACGGGTTGAACCCGTGCCGCCCGAAATATTCCCAGGCGAACGCTTCCGCCCCCAGCGACGATCGCTGCGCGTTCACATTGCCGTGCCACCCCACATTCCAGTGGATTTCCCACATGCCGGTCCGTCCGCCCCAGGCCGGCGAACCGAACAGGTCGGTCTTGGACGTGATGCGATCGAAATAGCTGTTCCTGACGGTGATGCCCGTCGCGCTGTTGTCCTGCGTCCCATTGTCCGGGGGATCGTTGTGAAAGCTGACCCGCCGCCCGACCGCGGTCAGCCCCTCGACCAGGCTGTCGGTCCAAGCGATATGCCGCGTCTCGCCCACCTTCAGGGGCTTCGCCGCTCCCGTCACGGTCACATTGGCCCCTTCGGCCAGCCCGTTGACAACGGCCCACCGCTCCGAGCGTGGCGGCGTGGTCAGCGAGTTGGTGATCGCCTCATTGTAGAAATAGCCGTTGTTCCGCCACGAAACGCAGCCCCAGCACATCTGGTCGGTCGCCCCGTTCACGGCGACGCCCATGAAGGCGTCCACATTCCCGTCGGTGCCGTAGGCGATGGTCGCATCATGGTGCTGGCGGCAGCCGATGATCGTGTGCCCGCGCAGCGTCCGCCCGAAATCGCAGGCGCGGTATAGCCCACCCCGCCAGGCGTTGCTGGTCGGCGAGGCGCCGCTGCTCCGGCAATGGGCCCGCGTCATCGCGATCTGCGTCCGCGCCCCGTCCACCGTGCCCGAGAACCAGGCGCTGCTGTTGGCCTCTTGCCCGGCCTTGGAGGCAAGGTTCACCCGGTCTGCCCACAGCAGCGCATTGGCACTCGCGCCCAGCATCGCGACCTGCCCATAGCGAACCGACAGGTCCATGAGATGCCACCGCAGGTTCCGGTTGGTCGGCGCCACCGTCGGAGACACCCAGATGCAATTGGCGACCGGGTCCGGATCGTCCGGATCGCCCCGAACCACCAGCCGGCCCTCCTTGGCCCCGAATCCGCTCGTCACCGCGGTGGACCAGCCCGAATGTGTCCCGGGCGCCAGCACCACTTCCCACCAGTCCGCCGCGCGCGTCCCGCCCGGAAATCCGTTTGCTGCCGGCAGTGTCGCATTCACCAGCGCCATCGCCTGAAAGGCGACCGTCGGATCGATGGCCCGCGTCCCCGCCTTCGCCGCCGCGAGCGACGTCGCCACCGTCACCGAACCCGGCGTCGCCGAGCCAGTCACCGGGTCCACATAGACAAACCGCTTCGGATACCGCGTCCCCGCCGGATCGTAGCACAGGTGCAGCGGCTGGTTGGGGAGCGGGCTCGAGGCCAGAATGGGATCGGTCGAATGCGCCGTGCCCAACGGCTTCACCGCGCCGACCCAGGGGTAGATTTCGGCAATCACCGAGATCACCCCGGCCGTCAGCCCGGTGCAGTCATGATCCGCCCGCCAGCATTTCAGATTGTCTCCGAACAGCGGTGAGATGCTCGGCGCCGTCACCCACTGCCAGGCGGTCCAGTTGGTCCCGTCGGTCGCCCGGATCCGCACCCCCGCCACCGCCTGGTGCAACGTCGCGCCGAAGTGGCGCGGATAGTGGGACGCGATGATCAGTTCCACCGGCACCAGGGCACGCGGCACCAGGGCACTGCCCTGCGTCAGCATCAGCGGCGGTGTCGCCCAGCGCGCGATCGGCGCGATCGGCGTCCGGGCCGAGCCATTGGCCGCGCTCACGGTCGCCGCGGCAAGCCCCGTCCGCCAGCCCGCGGCGAACGCCACGCTCACCGCCTCGCCCGCCAGAACCCGGTCGGAAAGCGCAAGCCGCACGGTGCGCTCGCCGTCGCCATGATCGATCTCGTCCAGCACCGGATTGCCGGTGGCGGACCCGCCCTGCGGCGGCGCCGGCTGCCGCAGCGGCCGGGTCGCCACGATCGCCGGCCCCCGCGCCTGCAA